ACAAATGCTATTCAACATTCAGTTAAAGAAGGTATTGAACTTGATGAAGCAGTAGGGATTATGGCAGGTCAAGTTGTCTATAAATATGAGGAGGAACAGGAAAATGAGCAATAAAAGTAATTCAGAAATAATCAAAAGAGTATTAGAAACGAGCAAAAGCGACATAAATATTTGGGATGTACTAAGCGAGTTTGACAGTGAACAAGAGGAAGAAATACTTGATTTTATAGATGAGAACATTGAAGAATTTGAAATATTCCTCAATACCGCACTAATTCATATTGTTGAAAGATTGAAATTGAGAATAGCGTTTGCTACAGCTAGGGAGGCACAGGAAAATGACTAACACATTGACAATTGATCAGTTACAAGAGTTATTACAAATACAAAAGGAGTTCGACGATAGAATACCGACGCTGAACTTAGGAGATAGCAAGATTGCATATGTAGTTGAATTCTTTGAATGGTTTAATACATTGGAAACGTTTAAGAACTGGAAGAAGAAACCAGGTAAGGGATTTCACCGTAAACAAAAAGGGGGATAGAGATGATTAAACAAATATTAAGACTATTATTCTTACTAGCGATGTATGAGTTAGGTAAGTATGTAACTGAGCAAGTATATATTATGATGACGGCTAATGATGATGTAGAGGCGCCGAGTGATTACGTCTTTCGAGCGGAGGTAAGTGAGTGATGTGGATTACTATGACTATTGTATTTGCTATATTGCTATTAGTTTGTATCAGTATTAATAGTGATCGTGCAAGAGAGATACAAGCACTCAGATATATGAATGATTATCTACTTGATGAAGTAGTTAAAACTAAGGGATACAACGGGTTAGAAGAATACAGGATTGAATTGAAGCGAATAAATAACGATATTAAAAAGTAATTTATATTATCGGAGGTATTGCATGTATAACAGGAAAGAAATACGTGAAATGATAGATAACTACAAGTGGATGAAGAACATAATAGACAGTAAAGTCTACGATAACGAAAGTACATCAATTGCACAATATGGTTATCAATCTGCGATGCCAAAAGCTAAAGGCACGACTAGCAATAAAGTGTTAGTGAAAGTTATAAACAAAAACAAAGCGCTTAGAAAGTACGATTACTTGATTAAGAAGATAGCGTTCATTGATGAATATGAAGAATACATCACGAATGAAAAAGATTATCATATTTTACAAATGTTAAAACAACGAGAAAGCCATAATAGGATCATGAGCATTCTTGATATAGGCAGAGACAATTTTTATTCTAGAGTAAAAGATATAGTAAATATACTTTATAACTTGCAACAAGAAACCGACAGTTCGGACACATCGTACAGTTCGGACTAATTTTGATGCTACATATTGTTTTTTATTATAATTGCTGTGTAGCAAAACATTTATATTTCTTTTGAACTCTCACATTAAGTGAGGGTTTTTATTTTTATAAACAAGAGGTGGAGAATGGAGATATCAAAGTACCAAGAGATAGCTACACGTACACACAATGATGAATTGAATTTAAATGAATCTATTACTTGTTACGGCTTAGGTTTAACTCAATCTACAGGCAATGTTACAGATCTAATTAAACAGCATATGTTTTGTAATGTACCGATAGATAAAGGAATTATGATAAATGAACTTAGCGAAGCATTGTGGAATATAGCTAATCTTACTAACGTGTTAGGTATTAACTTGGATGAGATAGCTGGTCATAGTGTTAACACTATCTTGATGAATAAACCTAATCAGACTATCAATTTAGACAATGGTATAAAACAAGGAGACAAAGTATTGTTTCAAGGTAGTAAGTATCTTGTTGATGGATCGATAGGAAACTTATTGTTAATTAGCAATGATAAAGATGATAGACAAGTAACTGTGCAAGATGTTAAGAAAGTCGACAAGGAGTGATGTGCATTGTCTATTATGAAGCGATGTGGTCATCCAACATGTAATGTATTGATTAATCATAATGAAAGTTATTGTGATAAACACAAGCAATATGCAAATGAAAATTACAATGATTTGAGACGTCGAAACGATCCAGAGTATTTAAGATTTTATAAATCGAAAACGTGGCAAAACATGCGTCGAATTGTATTGTTAGAACATGATTTTATTTGTGTTTCTTGTGGCAATCAAGCGACTATGGTTGACCATATTGTACCAACAAAAATTGATTGGGCAAGAAGATTAGACAAAAGTAATTTACAGCCTTTGTGTGATGCTTGCCATAACCAAAAGACAAAAGAAGATTTGAAGAAATATTAAAAAAGATAAAAATAGGAAGTCCCCCAAAGATGAAACGGGCGTCAATGAAAGGTTCTGGAGAACGGAGCAGAGTTTTCTTCTCAAAAAATTCCCTTTATTTAAGTTTTTTAGTAGGAGGTGCTAATTTATGGCGGGTAGACCTAAGAAGCTTTTGTCAAATTCGAACAAGAATTATACAAAAGAAGAAATTATTGAAAAAGAGCGTCAAGAAGCTCAATTAAATAAATTTTCTAAAATCGATACTGAACCACCGCACTTTTTAGATGAAATAGCGAAACAAGAATACTTAAGAATATTACCACACATGCAAGAATTGCCAATTTCAAACTTAGATAAAGCACAGCTGGCACAATATTGTAGTTTTTACAGTGATTTTGTTAAAGCAAGTTTGATTTTAGAGCAGGAAAGTTTGATGTTAGAAGATGACAGAGGAAATCAAAAGGTTAATCCAGCGTTTAACATTAAAGAAAAAGCGGGCATTCGCATGCAACAAACAGCTAATACTTTAGGATTAACAATTGATAGTCGATTACGAATTATGGTTCCTGAAGAAAAGGAAAATGACGATCCATACATGAAATTTGCGAGTGATGACTAATGATAGATTACGTTACTCAATATGCAAAAAAGGTGGTTTCGGGTGAAATATTAGCCAGTCAGAAAAACATTCAAGTCTGTAAACGTCACCTTTCTTTTATAGAGAACCCGCCAATTGGTTGCCATTGGGATAATCGTTTATCTAACAAAGCAATAGAATTTGTCGAAATGCTACCAGACCCTAAAACAAACGAACCTATGCCACTTATGGAATTTCAAAAATTCATTGTGGGAAGTCTGTACGGTTGGCGTAGAGGTCAATACAGAATGTTTACTAAAGCTTATATAAGTATGGCTAGAAAACAAGGTAAATCCTTAATCGTGTCTGGTATGTCTGTTAATGAATTGCTGTTTGGACAATATCCTAAATTCAATAGACAGATCTATGTAGCTTCATCAACCTATAAACAAGCGCAAACAATATTCAAGATGGCAAGTCAACAAGTAAACTTAATGCGAAGTAAAAGTAAGTTTATCCGTGAAAAAACAGATGTAAGAAAGACGGACATTGAAGATATTTTAAGCAGCTCAGTGTTTGCGCCTTTGTCTAATAATCCAGATGCAGTTGATGGTAAAGATCCTACAGTTGCTATTTTAGATGAATTAGCAAGTATGCCAGACGATGAAATGTATTCAAGGTTTAAAACGGGTATGACATTGCAAAAGAACCCTTTGACATTGCTTGTTTCAACAGCTGGGGATAATTTGAACAGTCAAATGTATCAAGAGTACAAATATATTAGACGTATTTTAGAAGGTAAAGTTAAAGCTGATAATTATTTTGTATATTGTGCTGAAATGGATTCGCAAGACGAGGTTCAAGATGAAGCGAAGTGGATAAAAGCCATGCCACTTTTGGAATCGAAAGAGCATAGAAAAACAATTCTACAAAATATTAAGTCTGATATACAAGATGAATTAGAAAAAGGTACGTCGTATTACAAAATATTAATTAAAAATTTTAATCTGTGGCAAGCACAAAGAGAAGATAGTCTTCTTGACATAACAGATTGGGAACAAGCAGTAACAAATACACCTGATATCAAAGGTAAAGATGTTTATATAGGAGTCGATTTATCAAGGCTGGACGACTTAACCTCTGTAGGTTTTATTTTCCCTACTGATAATAAAAGTGTGTTTTTAGATAGTCATTCTTTTATAGGTTTAAGAACCAATTTAGAACAGAAGATTAAAAGAGATAAAATAAATTACAATTTGTCGATTGAAAAAGGTGAAGCAGAAACAACGCGCTCAGAAAGCGGCATGATAGATTATAAACAAGTTATTGACTATATTATTGATTTTATAGAAATACATGATTTAAATGTAAAAGCCGTCTGTTATGATGCGTGGAATGCTCAAAGTTTTGTTACAACCATTGAATCTATGCATTTAGATTGGCTACTTATTGAAGTGGGGCAGAGTTTTAAAGCGTTATCGCAATCAATCAAAGAATTTAGAATGTGGGTTGCAGACAAAAGAATACAACATAGTGATAATACATTACTTACAACAGCGGTCAATAACGCTATTTTGATTCGAGATGGAGAGGATAATGTAAAAATCAATAAGAAAATCAATAGGCAGAAAATAGACCCTATTATTTCGATAATAACTGCTTTTACTGAAGCAAGAATGCATGAGTTCCAAGAAGATTGGACAAAAATATACGAAAGTGAAGAGTTTGGATTTTAAAGGTGGTGACAGTATGAATTTAAATAAAATAACTGATGTCTTTCATTTATTGGTTGCTAATTTAGTTAGTATCCTTTTTTTATTAGGATTATGTATTGTGAATATCTCTGTATATAAAACTTTTGGTCAGAACATGGGATTGCTAGCAACTGGCATTATTTTAATAGTTATTTCATTGATATTAAACCATGAAAGTAATCAAGAAAGGAGGCATTGATCTTGGGTATTTTTTATAAAACTGAAATGCGTGATTTAAAATACAACGAAGAAGATTTGCAAATGATGGTACAAACTTTACCTGGCTTTCAAGGAACAAAGCTACGTGAATATGAAGGTATAGAAGCTATTAAACATAGCGATATATTTACTGCAGTTATGATGATTGCATCTGATTTAGCGCGTATGCCAATTAGGTTAATATCGAACGGACAAATTGATTATGGTAATAAGATTGTAAACCTATTGAACAATCGTCCTAATCCGATGTATAACGGTTATATTTTCAAGTTAGTTGTATTTGCCAGCGCATTATTAACTTCACATGGATATGTCGAAATTGCTCGCGATAAAGTTGGTAAACCAACAAATTTAACATTTAGGAAAACCTCAGAAGTTGAATTGAAGTCAGACAGAAGAGGACAACCTTATTATTTTCATCAAAGAGTAGATGATAACGGTAGAAGAATTCAACGTAATATTAAATTTAGTGACATGTTAGATGTTAAATTTTATTCCTTAGACGGTATAAACGGTTTATCACTACTAGATACTTTAAGTAGGACTATTGAATCTGATAATAACGGCAAGGATTTCCTCAATAATTTCTTACGTAACGGTACGCATGCGGGCGGTATATTGAAGATGAAAGGCGTTCTGGAAAATAAGACTGCAAGAAATAGAGCAAGAGAGGAGTTTCACAAAGCTTTTAGCGGGACAAAACAAGCTGGTAAAGTCGTTGTTTTAGATGAATCTATGACATTTGACCAATTAGAGGTTGATACAGAAGTTTTAAAGCTTATTAGAGAAAATAAATCATCTACAAGAGAGATAGCAGGTGTGTTTGGTATTCCTTTGCATAAATTCGGTATAGAAACTTCGAATATGAGTATCACTGACGCAAACCTTGATTATCTCTCAACGTTAAAACCTTATATCACTTGTGTTTGTGCGGAATTGAATTTCAAGTTTAATAACGAACACGAAGATGTGAACCGTGAATTTAAATTTGACACCACTGAAATACGAGTGGTTGATGAAAAAACGCAAGCTGAAATCGATAAAATCAATATTGGTTCAGGAAAAATGAATATTGATGAAATAAGACAAAGAGATGGCTTGGCACCGATCCCAGATGGTTACGGAAGTATTCACAGGGTTGATTTGAATCATGTGAATATTGCGCTGGTGGATGAATATCAAATGAATAAATCAAAATCCATTGATAATAAGTTGAAAGGTGGTGAGGAAAATGAGCAAGGAAACAAGAGTTGGTAACATTATTGAAGTACGCTCCAACGATGATAATGAAATGGTCATCGAGGGATATGCCTTAAAGTTCGACACTTGGTCTGAAAATCTTGGTGGCTTTAAAGAAACGATTTCGCGTCGCGCTTTAGAAAACACTGATTTATCTGATGTACGTTGTTTAGTAGATCATATCCCGTCGCAAATAATCGGTAGGACAAAGTCAGGTACTTTGCAACTCGAAACTGACGATGTCGGACTTAAATATCGTTGTAAGTTGCCAAATACAACATTTGCGCGTGATTTATACGAGAACATGCGCGTAGGTAACATTAATCAATGTTCATTTGGTTTTATGCTTGACGACAAAGGCGATGAAATGCGTTTTGATGAACAAGAAAACATCTACAAACGCACTTTGACAGCAATTCGTAAACTTACAGATGTCTCTGTAGTAACTTATCCAGCGTATAAAGATACGGATGTTAAACCTGCATTACGTAGTATTGAAAGTATTAAAAAAGAGCAACGTAAAAAAGAATTAGAATTAAGACTAAAGAAACATTCAATATTAAATAATATTTGGTGAAGTTGAACACCATTATCAAATACAACCATTGGACATGCTGAATATAGCGATGTCTATTTTTTTATGCCAATTTTAGGAGGAAATTAAATGAAAACAAAAGAAGAGTTACGATCTGAGATTTCAGACATTAAAAGACAAATTGATTTGAAAGTTAAGTACGCAACACGGGCACTTAATAACGATGAGTTAGAAAGAGCAGAAGAATTAGAACAAGAAATTACTGATTTACGTTCTCAAATTCAAGAAAAGCAAGAAGAATTAGATAAATTAAAAGAAAAAGACGGGGGTTCAGAGGATGACCCACAACCAGTTGTTGTAAATGAAGAGCGTTCTTATCAACAACAAGCGAATATAAACGAATTAGGTATTTCGATTCAAAATACAAAAGTAACATCACAAGAAGTTAGAGACTTTTCAGAATACCTTGAAACTCGTGATGAAAATACTATTAAAGGCGGTTCTTTGAAAACGGATTCTGGTTTCGTATTAATTCCGGAAGAGATTGTAACAGATATCCTTACGTTAAAAGAAGTTGAATTTAATTTAGATAAGTATGTCACAGTTAAAAAAGCACCTAGCGGTTCAGGTAAGTATCCAGTTGTACGTCAATCTTCTGTTGCTGCACTTCCTGAAGTTGAAGAATTAGCTGAAAACCCAGAATTAGCGGTTAAACCGTTTTATCAATTGGTTTATGACATTAAAACACATCGTGGTTACTTCCGTATTTCACGTGAATCTATTGAAGATAGCAAAGTTAATGTACTACAAGAATTGAAATTATGGATGGCGCGCACAATTGCTGCAACGCGTAATCAAGCAATTATTGATGTGCTGAAAAACGGTTCTCAAGGAGAAGGTGGTAAGCAACTAAAATTAGAAAAAGTTGCTGCAAAAGGTATCGACGGATTGAAAGATGCTGTTAACCTTAACATCAAACCAAATTACGAGCACAATATTGCTATTGTATCTCAAACAATGTTTGCAAAGTTAGATAAGATGAAAGACAAAAACGGAAACTACTTAATTCAACCAGATGTTAAAGAAAAAACGCAACAACGTTTACTAGGTGCTAAAGTTGAAATCTTACCAGATGAAATGTTAGGAGAAAAAGCAAACGAGACATTGATTTTCGGTAATCTAAAAGATGCAATTGTATTGTTTGACCGTTCACAATATCAAGCTGGCTGGACAGATTACATGCATTTCGGTGAATGTTTAATGGTAGCTGTACGTCAAGATTGCCGTATCTTAGATGAAAAATCTGCAATTGTTATTAATTATGAAGATACGAAAAATGTTGGAGACGTTAGTTTAGAAGCGTAAGTACCTATCAAAAAATATATAAAGAGGTGAAAGCTTATGGCGATGTTCAAAGTAAAGAAATCTTATACTGACTTAGAAAAAGGGGAATATCTGGAAAGCGGTAAACATGTTGAAATGACAGTAAAGCGTGCTGATTATGTCAACAAAAAGCTGAAAGAACACGGTGTAATACTAGAACGTGTCAAAGAAGAATAGGTGATTTGATGCAATTGACAACCACTGAACTAAAGTTACTAAAAACGCATTGCAAAATAGATCATAACTCTGAAGATAAATTACTAGAAACCTATTATAGTTGGGCTTTTTATGAAATAGTCAGTGCTGTTACAGATGATTATATTGAATACGAAGACTGGTTTAAAAGTAACCCTCTTTTTACTCGTGCTGTATACCCTTTGGCTAATTATTATTTTGAAAATCGTATCGCTTATCAGGATAGAAATTTATCACTTGCACCTCATATGGTTTTAAGTACTGTTCATAAATTGAGAGATTCATTTGAACGATATTTGGAGAGTGAAGAAGATGAAATTTAATTCAAACAAATTAACTGAGCGTATCGATTTTTGCCAAGATATCAGCGAACGAGTAAATGGTAATCCAGCAAAACCAAAGTCGAAAGTTTTATATTCATGTTATGCATGTATACAAGAAGCTAAAGAATCTGATACACAGACCAACTTGAATACAGGTAGTAAATTTATAAAAACTATTATTATCAGAGATCCTAGAGGCGATTATAAACCCTCAAACAAACATTACATTACGCACGAAAGCCAAAGATATAACATTAAGTATGTTAAATCGGATTATCAAGATAAATCTTATCTACGTGTGTATGGTGAGGTGGTTATATAGTGGGAGCTAAAATTGAGGAAAACACTATTGAACAGGGTTTAAAGAATGCAGTTTTAAAAATGAATCTGAACGGCAATGCGATTATTAAAGCTGGGGCTATGTCATTAGTCCCACTTTTAAAAAGTAATACACCTTTCGCTGACACCAAAAAACACGCTCGCGAACATATAGGTGTCTCTAATGTGAAAACAGATAGAGACTCAAGCGAGAAAATAGTTACAGTAGGTTATACAAAAGGTGTTTCTCATCGTATTCATGCAACAGAGTTCGGAACGATGTACCAAAGTCCGCAACTATTCATAACCAAAACTGAGAAACAGGGTAAAGATAAAGTTTTAAAAACAATGATTGCTACTGCAAAGAGGTTGCAAAAATGATTAACATTACTAATTTGATTAGAAATACAATTGTTAAAGAAAATGTTACAGAAGAATCACATGTATTTAACTATACAGTAGATGACCATTTTCACGAAAAAACCAATAAGCCTATTGTGCGGATATACCCACTACCATTTAACCCTGATGAATACGCTGATGATAGTGAATTTACTAGGGAGTATAATTATCAAATTGATATTTGGTGGTCTGAGGATGAACCGAATGAACAGGCTGAAAAAATAGTAGAGTCGCTAAAGAAAATGAATTTTCAAAGTTACTATAGAGAACCTTTATATGAAAGTGAAGTAATGTCATTTAGGCATATTATAAGAGTTAAAGGCTCAATATTATCAATACAAAATGGAGGAGAAATAAATGACTGAAAAATTTAAACAAGCACCAAGATTTTTAAAATTAAACTTACAACATTTTGCGGATACTGGTGTTTCAGGTATTGCGATTGGTGTATCTAATTTTTATTATGCACCAATTTTAAAAGATACTGAAAAAGAATGGGAAACAGGCGCTGGGACACGAATTCGATTTTTAAAAGAGATTGAAGTAGATAGACCACAAGATACTGAAGAAGATTACGGAGATGATATGGTTGCTGCGACTGCAGTATCTAATGGTAAATTAAGTGTTAAAACAACATTTGTTACTGTTCCTGCTGACGATAAAGCATTCTTGAATGGTGCAAAAAAAGGTACAGGCGGTTATAAATATGGAGCTAAGGATATTCCACCAGATGTAGCAATTGTGTTCGAAAGACGTAATCATGATGAGTCTTCTGAATGGGTTGGTCTATTCAAAGGTAAATTCACACGTTCAAGTATCAAAGGTCAAACAAAACAAGATAAGGTTGAATTCCAAAATGACGATGTAGAAGGTAACTTTATTGATCGTTTGTTTGATGAAAGTTCACATGTCACTGGTTATGATGCAAAAGGAAGCACTACAGGGCGTGACTATGTATTCATGGAGACATTTGGTAAAACTTATGATGAATTCATGTCTAGTCGTGGTGAACAAACTACAGAATCTGTAGAAAAAGAAATGAAAAAAACTGAAAAAGTTGAAGTGAATTCTGTAAACATCAGCGATGAACAAGTTACGGTAAAAGTTGATGAAACAAAACAACTTTCAGCTACAACTGAACCATCTGGACAGAAAGTGACTTATGCAGTAACTGAAGGACAAACGTATGCTAGCGTTTCGTCAACAGGGCTTGTTAAAGGTTTAGCGGAAGGTACCGCAACCGTTACTGCGACTTCAGGCAAGCAGACCGACACAGTGCAAGTTACAGTACAATCTAATTTAGAAATGTAAATGTGAGGGCTTAACGCCCTCTTTTTATTTTGGCCAAACTAAAAAAGAAAGTAGGAAATTAATAATGGAACGTACATCAATTGAATTAATTACAGGATTTACAAAAACAGGAAAGCCTCAATATCAAAAATATTTAGCAAAACCAATTATTACTTTGTTTGAAACAATTCAAGGTTCAAAATTAGGTTTAAAACTTAACAAAGCGTTTAAGGGTTCTGATTTTAAAGAGTTAACAGAAGAAGAATTTAATAAATTAAGCGTGACAGAACAAGAAGAATACAAAAATAAACAAGAAGAAATCGAAGACAACATGGCTTTACAAATGGAAGTGTTAGAAGAAGTTTTAGATTTCATCGTTGAAGCTTTTGACAATCAATTCACTAGTATAGAACTCCAAAAAGGATTGCCAAATGGTCAAGAAGGTATTGAAAAGATTGGACAGTTAATTGGACGTATCACAGGCGGGGAACCTAGTGATACAAAAAAGTTCGTGACAGAGAATCAGAAATAAGAAAAGAAGGTTTAACACCTGAGGCTGTCTATAACAATTACAGGAAAATAGCTAAAGATTTGATAGAAAATGGTATGGATGCAGAAAAAGTGGCAAACATGCCTATACACTTCTTTTTAGATATTGTTGAATCGAAGATTGAAACGAAACGAACTGCAAAAAGTTTTAAAGATATTTTTTAATCAACCTGTTAAGGTTGGTTTTTTACTTACATTTTAGAAGAAAGGAGGTTTTTAAATGCCTAATCCTATAGGTAATATGGTTATAAAGGTTGATTTAGATGGTTCTGGGTTTAATCGAGGTATAACAGGTTTAAACAGGCAAATGAAAATGGTTTCACGTGAGCTTTCGGCTAATTTGTCACAATTTTCTAGATATGATAATTCGTTAGAAAAGTCGAAAATAAAAGTTGATGGTTTGAGCAAAAAACAAAAAGTTCAAGCACAGATTACTAAAGAGTTGAAAGATAATTATGACAAACTTAGCAAAGAAACTGGTGAAAACAGTGCGAAAACACAAGCTGCAGCTGCTAAATATAATGAAGCTTACGCTAAATTGAATCAATACGAACGAGAGTTAAACCAAGCTACACAAGAATTAAAAGACATGCAAAGAGAACAAAAAGCGTTAAACAGTGCGATGGGTAAACTTGGAAATACCTTTAATAATTTTGGTCCTAAACTTCAAGAAATTGGTAACAGTATGAAAAATGTAGGCCGTAACATGACTATGTATGTAACTGCACCGGTTGTTGCTGGGTTTGCTGTTGCTGCTAAAAAAGGTATTGAATTTGATGACAGTATGAGAAAAGTTAAAGCAACTTCAGGTGCTACAGGCGAAGAGTTTGAGGCTTTAAAGAAAAAAGCGCGAGAAATGGGAGCGACTACAAAATTTAGCGCATCAGATTCTGCTGAAGCATTGAATTACATGGCACTTGCTGGTTGGGATTCTAAGCAAATGATGGAAGGTTTAAGTGGTGTTATGGATTTAGCGGCAGCATCAGGCGAAGATTTAGGCGCAGTTAGTGATATTGTCACTGACGGACTTACTGCATTTGGTTTAAAAGCAAAAGATAGTGGTCATTTCGCAGATGTTTTAGCACAAACTAGCTCAAAAGCAAATACGGATGTTAGAGGGCTCGGAGAAGCTTTTAAATATGTTGCTCCTGTAGCAGGTGCGTTAGGTTACACGATTGAAGATACATCTATTGCGATAGGTTTAATGAGTAATGCCGGTATCAAAGGTGAGAAAGCAGGTACAGCTTTACGAACAATGTTTACCAACCTTTCAAGTCCGACTAGAGCTATGGGGAATGAAATGGAGCGTTTAGGAATATCTATTACAGACAGTAACGGCGAAATGATTCCTATGCGAAAGCTCTTAGATCAACTGAGGGAGAAATTCAAACATCTTTCAAAAGACCAACAAGCTAGTTCTGCCGCTACAATATTTGGTAAAGAAGCGATGTCGGGAGCATTAGCGATTATAAATGCTTCTGATGAAGACTATCAAAAGTTAACCAAATCTATAGACTCATCTAGCGGCGCATCTAAAAGGATGGCTGAGACAATGGAGTCTGGTTTAGGTGGGAAATTAAGAACTTTAAGGTCGCAATTAGAAGAACTAGCCTTAACGATTTATGACAGAATAGAACCAGCACTACAGATTATAGTAAGTGCTTTTAGCAAAGTAGTGACATGGGTTACTAAATTACCAACATCAATCCAATTAGCTATTGTTGGGTTTGGATTATTTGCAGCAGTTTTAGGCCCTTTAGTTTTTATGTTCGGTTTGTTTATCAGCGTAATGGGGAATGCGATGACAGTTTTAGGACCACTGTTAATAAATGTTAACAAAGCTGGTGGTGTATTCGCGTTTTTAAGAACTAAAATCGCCTCACTTGTTAAACTGTTTCCAATTTTAGGTGTATCGATATCCAGTTTAACGTTACCTATAACATTAATTATAGGTGCATTAGTTGGTATTGGTATAGCTTTCTATCAAGCTTATAAACGTTCAGAAACTTTTAGAAATATTGTAAATCAATCAATCTCTGGTGTAGCAAACGCATTTAAAGCAGCTAAACTAGCATTACAAGGGTTCTTTGATTTATTCAAAGGTGATAGTAAAGGCGCGGTCACTCTCGAAAAGATATTCCCACCCGAAACTGTAGCAGGAATACAAAATGTAGTTAATACGATTAGGACAACTTTCTTTAAAGTAGTTGATGCAATCGTTGGTTTCGCCAAAGAGATAGGCGCTCAATTAGCCTCTTTCTGGAAAGAGAACGGCTCAGAAATAACACAAGCTTTACAAAATATAGCTAGTTTTATTAAAGCAACCTTTGAATTTATTTTTAACTTTATTATCAAACCAATCATGTTCGCGATTTGGCAAGTGATGCAATTTATTTGGCCGGCGGTTAAAGCTTTAATTGTCAGTACTTGGGAGAATATAAAAGGTGTGATACAAGGAGCTTTAAATATCATACTAGGTTTAATTAAGTTCTTCTCAAGTTTATTTACTGGAGATTGGCGAGGAGTTTGGGATGCGATTGTTATGATTCTTAAAGGAGTCGTTCAATTAATATGGAATTTAATTCAATTATGGTTTGTAGGCAAAATACTTGGCGTTGTTAGGTACTTTGGCGGATTGCTAAAAGGATTAATAGCAGGTATTTGGGACGTAATAAAAAGTATATTCAGTAAATCTTTATCAGCAATTTGGAATGCGACAAAAAGTATTTTTGGATTCTTATTTAATAGTGTCAAATCAATTTTCACGAATATGAAAAATTGGTTATCTAATACTTGGAGTAGTATCCGTACGAATACGATAGGAAAAGCGCAGTCATTATTTAGTGGCGTCAAATCAAAATTTACTAATTTATGGAATGCGACGAAAGAAATTTTTAGTAATTTAAGAAATTGGATGTCAAATATTTGGAATTCCATTAAAGATAATACGGTAGGAATTGCTAGCCGTTTATGGAGTAAGGTACGTGGAATTTTTACAAATATGCGTGACGGCTTACAAAGTATTATCAGCAAAATTAAAAGTCATATCGGCGGTATGGTAGATGCTATTAAAAAAGGACTTAATAAATTAATCGACGGTTTAAACTGGGTCGGTGGTAAGTTGGGCATGGATAAAATACCTAAGTTACATACTGGTACAGAGCACACACATACTACTACAAGATTAGTTAAGAACGGTAAGATTGCACGTGACACATTCGCTACAGTTGGAGATAAGGGACGCGGAAATGGTCCAAATGGTTTTAGAAACGAAATGATTGAATTCCCTAATGGTAAACGTGTAATCACACCAAATACAGATACTACTGCTTATTTACCTAAAGGCTCAAAAGTATATAACGGTGCACAAACTTATTCAATGTTAAACGGAACTCTTCCAAGATTTAGTTTAGGTACTATGTGGAAAGATATTAAGTCCGGTGCATCATCAGCATTTAACTGGACAAAAGATCAAATAGGTAAAGGTACCAAATGGCTTGGCGATAAAGTTGGCGATGTCATGGACTTTATCGATAATCCAGGCAAACTTTTAAATTATGTACTTCAAGCGTTTGGAGTTGATTTCAGTTCTCTAACTAAAGGTATGGGTATTGCTGGCGATATAACAAAAGCTGCATGGTCTAAGATTAAGAAAAGTGCAATCAAGTGGCTTGAGGATGCTTTCGCAGAGTCGGGTGATGGCGGTGTATTAGATATGAATAAATTACGTTACTTATACGGTCACACTGCTGCTTATACACGAGAAACCGGACGCCCATTCCATGAAGGTCTGGATTTTGATTACATTTACGAACCTGTTCCATCAACCATTAATGGTAGAGCACAAGTTATGCCTTTTCATAATGGTGGTTATGGAAAATGGGTGAAAATTGTAAAGGGCGCCTTAGAAGTTATTTATGCACATTTATCTAAATATAAAGTTAAAACTGGTCAACAAGTTAGGGTCGGCCAGACTGTTGGTATATCGGGGAATACGGGGTTTAGTACAGGACCTCACTTACATTATGAGATGCGTTGGAATGGAAGACATAGAGACCCGTTACCGTGGTTAAGAAAGAATAATGGGGGCGGCAAAAGTACACCCGGTGGTAATGGTGCAGCTAATGCTAGACGAGCTATAAAGGCTGCTCAAAATATTTTAGGAGGAAGGTATAAGGCGAGTTGGATTACTAACGAGATGATGCGTGTTGCGAGTCGTGAATCCAATTATACAGCTAATGCAGTCAATAATTGGGATAGCAACGCAAGAGCTGGTATACCTTCAAGAGGTATGTTCCAAATGATAGATCCTTCATTTAGAGCGTACGCAAAGTCGGGTTACAATAATCCTCTCAACCCAACTCATCAAGCTATATCGGCTATGAGATATATTGTGGGTAAATGGGTACCAAGAACAGGCTCATGGAGAGCTGCGTTCAAACGCGCTGGTGATTACGCATATGCTACTGGTGGCAAAGTCTATAACGGATTGTACCACTTAGGGGAAGAAGGATATCCAGAGTGGATAATACCTACTGATCCAAGTAGAGCGAACGAAGCACACAAATTATTAGCTTTAGCTGCTAACGATATTGATAACCGCTCTAAAAATAAGCGACCAAACAACTTACCAAATCCAAGTATAAGTAATAGTGATACAAACTATATTCATACATTGGAGAATAAACTGGATGCGGTTATTAATTGTTTGGTTAGTTTGGTTGAGTCTAATCAAGTTATTGCAGATAAGGATTACGAACCAGTTATTAATAAGTATGTGTTTGAAGATGAGGTAAATAATTCTATCGATAAACGAGAGCGTCACGAATCTACAAGAGTTAGATTTAGAAGAGGAGGCACGATAATCTAATGCAAGATACAATTCAAATAGACAATAAAACCATTGAATGGTTAGTTGTACAAAGAGGGTTTGAGATACCCTCTTTTAATTTTGTTACTGAAAAAGAAAGTGTGAAAGGTAGAACAGGTTCTATTGCTAAAGCTCGTTATCTAAATGATATCGAATTTGAATTACCTCTAATAATTAGAAATGAAGTCTTGGCGCCAGGTGGACAAAAAACGCATGACGATATATTGGAAGAGTTAGTTGAATTTTTTGATATTGACAATTTAAAGCCGAAAAAACTTAAATTCAAATCTCAAAACTGGTATTGGTTTGCATACTTTGATGGACCATTAAAATTACCGAAAAACCCAAGAGGTTCAGTGAAGTTCACTATCAAAGTAGTACTAACAGACCCTTACAAATATTCAGTAACAGGAAATAAAAATACTGCGATTTCAGACCAAGTATCGGTTGTTAATAACGGTACTGCTGACACACCTTTAATCGTTGAAGCCCGAGCAATTAAACCATCTAGTTACTTTATGATCACTAAAAATGATGAAGATTATTTTATGGTTGGTGATGATGAGGTAACCAAAGAAGTTAAGGATTACATGCCTCCTGTTTATCATAGTGAGTTTCGTGATTTCAAAGGTTGGACTAAGATGATTACTGAAGATATTCCAAGTAATGATTTAGGTGGTAAGGTCGGCGGTGACTTTGTGATATCCAATCTTGGCGAAGGATATAAAGCAACTAATTTTCCTGATGCAAAAGGTTGGGTTGGTGCTGGCACGAAACGAGGGCTCCCTAAAGCGATGACAGATTTTCAAATTACCTATAAATGTATTGTTGAACAAAAAGGTAAAGGTGCCGGAAGAACAGCACAACATATTTATGATAGTGATGGTAAGTTACTTGCTTCTATTGGTTATGAAAATAAATATCATGATAGAAAAATAGGACATATTGTTGTTACGTTGTATAACCAAAAAGGAGACCCCAAAAAGATATACGACTATCAGAATAAACCGATAATGTATAACTTGGACAGAATCGTTGTTTATATGCGGCTCAGAAGAGTAGGTAATAAATTTTCTATTAAAACTTGGAAATTTGATCACATTAAAGACCCAGATAGACGTAAACCTATTGATATGGATGAGAAAGAGTGGATAGATGGCGGTAAGTTTTATCAGCGTCCAGCTTCTATCATAGCTATCTATAGTGCGAAGTATAACGGTTATAAGTGGATGGAGATGAATGGATTAGGTTCATTCAATACGGAGATTCTACCGAAACCGAAAGGCGCAAGGGATGTCATTATACAAAAAGGTGATTTAGTGAAAATAGATATGCAAGCAAAAAGTGTTGTCATCAATGAGGAACCAATGTTGAGCGAGAAATCGTTTGGAAGTAATTATTTCAATGTTGATTCTGGGTACAGTGAATTAATCATACAACCTGAAAACGTCTTTGATACGACGGTTAAATGGCAAGATAGATATTTATAGAAAGGAGATGAGAGTGTGATACATGTTTTAGATTTTAACGACAAGATTATAGATTTCCTTTCTACTGATGACCCTTCCTTAGTTAGAGCGATTCATAAACGTAATGTTAATGACAATTCAGAAATGCTTGAACTGCTCATATCATCAGAAAGAGCTGAAAAGTTCCGTGAACGACATCGTGTTATTATAAGGGATTCAAACAAACAATGGCGTGAATTTATTATTAACTGGGTTCAAGATACGATGGACGGCTACACAGAGATAGAATGTATAGCGTCTTATCTTGCTGATATAACAACAGCTAAACCGTATGCACCAGGCAAATTTGAGAAAAAGACAACTTCAGAAGCATTGAAAGATGTGTTGAGCGATACAGGTTGGGAAGTTTCTGAACAAACCGAATACGATGGCTTACGTACTACGTCATGGACTTCTTATCAAACTAGATATGAAGTTTTAAAGCAATTATGTACAACCTATAAAATGGTATTGGATTTTTATATAGAGCTTAGTTCTAATACCGTCAAAGGTAGATATGTGGTACTCAAAAAGAAAAACAGCTTATTCAAAGGTAAAGAAATTGAGTATGGTAAAGATTTGGTTGGGTTAACTAGGAAGATTGATATGTCAGAAATCAAAACAGCATTAATTGCTGTGGGACCTGAAAATGACAAAGGGAAGCGTTTAGAGCTAGTTGTGACAGATGACGAAGCGCAAAGTCAATTCAACCTACCTATGCGCTATATTTGGGGGATATATGAACCACAATCAGATGATCAAAATATGAATGAAACACGATTAAGTTCTTTAGCCAAAACAGAGTTAAATAAACGTAAGTCGGCAGTTATGTCATATGAGATTACTTCTACTGATTTGGAAGTTACGTATCCGCACGAGATTATATCAATTGGCGATACAGTCAGAGTAAAACATAGAGATTTTAACCCGCCATTGTATGTAGAGGCAGAAGTTATTGCTGAAGAATATAACATAATTTCAGAAAATAGCACATATACATTCGGTCAACCTAAAGAGTTCAAAGAATCAGAATTACGAGAAGAGTTTAACAAGCGATTAAACCTAATACACCAAAAATTAAACGACAATATTAGCAATATCAATACTATAGTAAAAGATGTTGTAGATGGTGAATTAGAATACTTTGAACGCAAAATTCATAAAAGTGATACACCGCCAGAAAATCCAGTCAATGATACGCTTTGGTATGATACAAGTAACCCTGATGTTGCTGTCTTGCGTAGATATTGGAATGGTCGATGGATTGAAGCAACACCAAATGATGTTGAAAAATTAGGTGGTATAACAAGAGAGAAAGCGCTATTCAGTGAATTAAACAATATTTTTATTAATTTATCTATACAACACGCTAGTCTTTTGTCAGAAGCTACAGAATTACTGAATAGCGAGTACTTAGTAGATAATGATTTGAAAGCGGACTTACAAGCAAGTTTAGACGCTGTGATTGATGTTTATAATCAAATTAAAAATAATTTAGAATCTATGACACCCGAAACTGCAACGATTGGTCGGTTGGTAGATACAAAAACTTTATTTCTTGAGTATAGAAAGAAATTACAAGATGTTTATACAGATGTAGAAGATGTCAAAATCGCCATTTCAGATAGATTTAAATTATTACAGTCACAATACACTGATGAAAAATATAAAGAAGCGTTGGAAATAATAGCAACAAAATTTGGTTTAACGGTGAATGAAGATTTGCAGTTAGTCGGAGAACCTAATGTTGTTAAATCAGCTATTGAAGCAGCTAGAGAATCCACAAAAGAACAATTACGTGACTATGTAAAAACATCGGACTATAAAACAGACAAAGACGGTATTGTTGAACGTTTAGATACTGCTGAAGCTGAGAGAACGACTTTAAAAGGTGAAATCAAAGATAAAGTTACGTTAAACGAATATCGAAACGGATTGGAAGAACAAAAACAATATACTGATGACCAGTTAAGTGATTTGTCCAATAATCCTGAGATTAAAACAAGTATTGAACAAGCAAATCAAGAAGCGCAAGAAGCTTTAAAATCATACATTGATGCTCAAGATAATCTTAAAGAGAAGGAATCGCAAGCGTATGCTGATGGTAAAATTTCGGAAGAAGAGCAACGCGCTATACAAGATGCTCAAGCTAAACTTGAAGAGGCAAAACAAAACGCAGAACTAAAGGCTAGAAACGCTGAAAAGAAAGCTAATGCTTATACAGACAACAAGGTCAAAGAAAGCACAGATGCACAGAGGAGAACACTGACTCGCTATGGTTCTCAAATTATACAAAATGGTAAGGAAATCAAATTAAGAACTACTAAAGAAGAGTTTAATGCAACCAATCGTACACTTTCAAATATATTAAACGAGATTGTCCAAAACGTTACAGATGGAACAACAATCAGATATGATGATAACGGAGTGGCTCAAGCTTTAAATGTGGGGCCACGTGGTATTAGATTAAATGCTGATAAAATTGATATTAACGGTAATAGAGAAATAAACCTTCTTATCCAAAATATGCGAGATAAAGTAGATAAAACCGATATTGTCAACAGCCTTAATTTATCAAGAGAGGGTCTTGATATCAATGTTAATAGAATTGGAATTAAAGGCGGTAACAATAACAGATATGTTCAAATACAGAATGATTCTATTGAACTAGGTGGTATTGTGCAACGAACTTGGAAAGGCAAACGATCAACCGATGATATATTCACACGTCTTAAAGATGGACATCTAAGGTTTAGAAATAATACCGCAGGCGGTTCACTTTATATGTCACATTTTGGTATTTCAACATATATTGATGGAGAAGGCGAAGACGGAGGTTCATCCGGTACTATTCAATGGTGGGATAAAACTTACAGTGATAGCGGTATGAATGGCATAACAATCAATTCCTATGGTGGTGTCGTTGCACTAACGTCAGATAATAATCGGGTTGTTCTGGAGTCTTACGCTTCATCGAATATCAAAAGCAAACAGGCACCGGTGTATTTATATCCAAACACAGACAAAGTGCCTGGATTAAACCGATTTGCATTCACGCTGTCTAATGCAGATAATGCTTATTCGAGTGACGGTTATATTATGTTTGGTTCTGATGAGAACTATGATTACGGTGCTGGTATCAGGTTTTCTAAAGAAAGAAATAAAGGTCTTGTTCAAATTGTTAATGGACGATATGCAACAGGTGGAGATACAACAATCGAAGCAGGGTATGGCAAATTTAATATGCTGAAACGACGTGATGGTAATAGGTATATTCATATACAGAGTACAGACCTACTGTCTGTAGGTTCAGATGATGCAGGAGATAGGATAGCTTCTAACTCAATTTATAGACGTACTTATTCGGCCGCAGCTAATTTGCATATTACTTCTGCTGGCACAATTGGGCGTTCGACATCAGCGCGTAAATACAAGTTATCTATCGAAAATCAATATAACGATAGAGATGAACAACTGGAACATTCAAAAGCTATTCTTAACTTACCTATTAGAACGTGGTTTGATAAAGCTGAGTCTGAAATTTTAGCTAGAGAGCTGAGAGAAGATAGAAAATTATCGGAAGACACCTATAAACTTGATAGATACGTAGGTTTGATTGCTGAAGAGGTGGAGAATTTAGGATTAAAAGAGTTTGTCACGTATGATGACAAAGGAGAAATTGAAGGTATAGCGTATGATCGTCTATGGATTCATCTTATCCCTGTTGTCAAAGAACAACAACTAAGAATCAAGAAATTGGAGGAGTCAAAGAATGCAGGATAACAAACAAGGATTACAAGCTAATCCTGAATATACAATTCATTATTTATCACAGGAAATTATGAGGTTAACACAAGAAAACGCGATGTTAAAAGCGTATATACAAGAAAATAAAGAAAATCAACAATGTGCTGAGGAAGAGTAATCTTTAGCACTATTTTTATACAAAAATTTAAGGAGGTCATTTAATTATGGCAAAAGAAATTATCAACAATACAGAAAGGTTTATTTTAGTACAAATCGACAAAGAAGGTACAGAACGTGTAGTATATCAAGATTTCACAGGAAGTTTTACAACTTCTGAAATGGTTAACCATGCTCAAGATTTTAAATCTGAAGAAAACGCTAAGAAAATTGCGGAGACGTTAAATTTGTTATATCAATTAACTAACAAAAAACAACGTGTGAAAGTAGTTAAAGAAGTAGTTGAAAGATCAGATTTATCTCCAGAGGTAACAGTTAACACTGAAACAGTATGAAAAGCTATGAGTTAGATACTCATAATCTTTATTCTTTTAGAAAGCGGGTGTACTGAATTGGGGTGGTTCAAAAAACACGAACATGAATGGCGCATCAGAAGGTTAGAAGAGAATGATAAAACAATGCTCAGCACACTCAACGAAATTAAATTAGGTCAAAAAACCCAAGAGCAAGTTAACATTAAATTAGATAAAACCTTAGATGCTATTCAAAAAGAAAGAGAAATAGATGAAAAGAATAAGAAAGAAAATGATAAGAACATACGTGATATGAAAATGTGGGTGCTTGGTTTAGTTGGGACAATATTTGGGTCGCTAATTATAGCATTATTGCGTATGCTTATGGGCATATAAGAGAGGTGAATAAAATGTTTAAACTAATCTTTGGTTATAGTTTCTGGACATGTTTTTGGTTCGGTAAATGTAAATAAGTTTTAGTCAGTGCTTCGGTACTGACTTTTTATTTATTGTTGTAATTATGGTAATATGCAGAAGTGAGCAAGTTGGATAGATGGTGGCTATCTGAGTATAAGGAGGTGGTGCCTATGGTGGCATTACTGAAATCTTTAGAAAGGAGACGCCTTTGTGGTATCTATTGTGGATGCACTAAATTTGATGTTTAGTTTCGGTATGTTTATCGTTACTTTACTTGGTTTAGTCATCGCAATTGTTAAATTAAATCACAAAAAATAACCATCTCAACTTTGACAGGCTTTGATGGTTATTTATTAATCATATAAAAGAGGTCACCGTCTTTTTAACGGGCTCACTAGGGTGACATGTTTCCGCATGTTGCCCTTTTTCTATATATAAATTAACACATCATAATATAAATATCAAATAGACGGCTTATTAGTCGTCTTTTTATTTTGGATAAAAGGAGTAAACAAATGGAAGCAAAAGTAATAACAAGATATATTGTATTAATTTTAGCATTAGTCAATCAGTTTTTAGCGAATAAAGGTATAAGTCCGATACCAGTAGATGAAGAAAGTGTTTCATCGATTATCTTAACAGTTATTGCTTTATACACTACGTATAAAGACAATCCAACATCACAAGAAGGACGTTGGGCGAATCAAAAATTAAAGAAATATAAAGCTGAAAGTAAATATAGAAAAGCAACAGGTCAAGCACCTGTCAAAGAAGTAATAGCACCTACAAATATGAACGATACAAATGATTTAGGGTAGGTGATGATTTATGTTAATGACAAAAAATCAAGCAGAAAAATGGTTTGACAATTCATTAGGGAAACAATTTAACCTAGATGGTTGGTATGGATTTCAGTGTTATGATTACGCCAATATGTTCTTTATGTTAGCGACAGGTGAAAGGTTACAAGGTTTATATGCTTATAATATCCCGTTTGATAATAAAACGAAGATTGAAAAATATGGTCAAATAATTAAAAACTATGACAGTTTTTTACCACAAAAGTTGGACATTGTTGTTTTTCCGTCGAAGTATGGAGGCGGAGCTGGACATGTTGAAATTGTTGAGAGTGCAAATTTAAATACTTTCACATCATTTGGTCAAAACTGGAACGGTAAAGGTTGGACCAATGGTGTTGCGCAACCAGGTTGGGGTCCTGAAACTGTGACAAGGCATGTTCATTATTATGATAATCCAATGTATTTTATTAGATTAAACTTCCCTAATAGTTTAAGCGTTGGCGATAAAGCTAAAGGTATTATCAAGCAAGTGACCACAAAGAAAGAGGCGGTAATTAAACCTAAAAAAATTATGCTTGTATCTGGTCATGGTTATAACGATTCCGGAGCAGTAGGAAATGGAACAAACGAACGCGATTTTATCCGTAAATATATAACGCCTAATATCGCTAAGTATTTAAGACATGCAGGTCATGAAGTTGCATTATATGGTGGTTCGAGTCAATCACAAGACATGTATCAAGATACTGCATACGGTGTTAATGTAGGTAATAAAAAAGACTATGGCTTATATTGGGTTAAATCACAGGGGTACGATATTGTACTAGAGATACATTTAGATGCAGCAGGAGAAAGCGCAAGTGGCGGGCATGTTATTATCTCAAGTCAATTCAATGCAGATACAATTGATAATAGTATACAAGATGTTATTAAAAATAATTTAGGACAAATCAGAGGTGTTACACCTCGTAATGATTTATTAAATGTTAATGTATCAGCTGAAATAAATATCAATTATCGCTTATCTGAATTAGGTTTTATTACTAATAAAAAAGATATGGATTGGATTAAGAAAAATTATGACTTGTATTCTAAATTAATAGCCGGTGCGATTCATGGTAAGCCTATTGGTGGTGTGGTAGCTAGTAAGGTTAAAACACCAGTTAAAAACGAAAAAAATCCACCAGTGCCAGCAGGTTATACGTTAGATAGCAATGGTGTACCATACAAAAAAGAACAAGGCAATTACACGGTGGCTAATGTTAAAGGTAATAATGTAAGAGAAGGTTATTCAACCAATTCAAGAATCACAGGTATATTACCTAATAACACTACAATCAAGTATGACGGTGCATATTGTATCAATGGCTATAGATGGATTACTTATATAGCCAATAGTGGACAACGTCGTTATATTGCCACAGGAGAGGTAGACAAAGCAGGCAATCGAATGAGTAGTTTTGGTAAGTTTAGCTTTTTATAACGCCTAGTTACTTTTTTATAAATATAGTTGAGTATTTTGGTTCTCTTCTTTTTTATTTGCATCTTATGTAAAAAGTATGATATAATTTAGTCAGAAGTAGATTAAACTTTTCTCTCTAAGTTTAGATAATAAGCAAAAGATAAGTATTTTGATACTTGTCTTTTTTTTATTTTAATTATATCTAACAATTCTAAAAGTGTTCTTATAAACTTCACGTATAATAAGTATACGGATTATGTGTTTTAAAGTGGTTATAACATGTTTGTTTAATAAATTATAAAAAATAAATGAAATAATAATTATTTCTGTGTATAATCAGATAATAAAGAATAAGGAGAGAAGTCAATGACAAATACAAAGAAATCTATATTTTATTTTATTATCTTTTCAATATTACTTGCGTTGATGGCTTTAATTGGATCGGTTTTACCTTTTAGTGATTATACAAATAATCTAATTGGACAATCTATTGTAACGATGAGTCTTTTAATTTATCTTGTTAAAGATGGTAAGTATAATAATTTGCAGATTAATCTTAAAAATATTCATATAGGCTTTATTATAGGTATTTACATACTTTTAATGGCAGTATTAAATTTGTTGTCAGGAGCAGAAACTATTTTGACTATCAATTATAGTTTCATAATTGTGATTAGTTTAATATTAACAAACTTAATGGTAGCTCTTTTTGAAGAAGTTGTGTGTAGAGGAATAATTTTTAATGAGTTTTTAAAGAACAATACTCCTCTAAAGGCTGGCTTGCTTTCTTCTGCTATATTCGCTTTGGCGCATTTTTTAAACATTACTCACAATCCTGACTTTTTGGGAGTGTTCACACAAGTAGTATATACTTTCTTTTTAGGAATGATTTTTGCAGCGATTTATTATTACACTAAAAACTTGTTAACTGCTATTTTACTGCATTTTATTTTAGATTTAACCAGTGGGTTTTATGAGCTAAAACCAGTTAAGGTTGCCTCAGATAGTATGACAACTACTGTTAATGATATGTTCGTCACTATTCTTATATCTTTACCTTGCTTATTGATTGGGTATTACTTACTTAAAAAGAAAAGCTCAAAATAGTTTTGATGATTTGGATTCATTTTAACTAAATTTTATACCTCGCTATCTGCTGAATGTATTATTACATTTAGTTATTATATAATTGGGAAGGGCAACGATATTACTTGCCGATTAGAACATGAGATGGTTCGGCCCCGTCTAACCAGATATTAGGTGACTTATGGGGAGAAATCAGTTAGAATGACATAGTCATGTCCTTTTAAGCAGGTGTGTTACACACCTGCTTTTTTGTTTACATTTATAATAAGATGTGATATTCTTTTAATAGAATTTTATTTAACATTACTCTCTCAAGTTGAAATCGTGAGCAGTAGGCAGGTACTTCGGTACTTGCCTATTTTTTATGTTATAATGTAATTACATTACCAGTAACCAATCTGGCTTAAAACTACATTTCCGGTAGCCAATCCGGCTATGCAGAGGACTTACTTGCGTAAAGCAGTAAGGAGCTGACTGCATATTTAAACCACCCATACTAGTTACTGGGTGATTTTTATGTTATAATATAAATGTGAAATGGTCATTCTTGAAATGACTCGGTCGCTACTGGCACAGACCGTCTAAAGTGTCATCGCTACATGAACTGAGAATTCATATGACGTTGCTGACGAGCGACAAAGCTCTGTGTTCCTGAATGGGAGTAGGTTTGTGTGGTGGTATAATTTAGTAACAGCATAGACTGTCTATAGCAAGGTTGCCGAAGAGATTCTAAACGTATTTATAAATACGTGGTCCTTGCTAGATAACCGCATCTTAACCGGTGCGGTTATTTTTTATGCAAAAAATTTTACGAAAAGCTATAGACTTATGACAATTGTCATGATATTATTTATACATAAGGAAAATACAGGGAAGGAATAAAAATGAAAAAAATATATGAAGAAACTAAAGAATGGTATCAAGATAATAGCGAATGGTTCATGGATATGGGTGAAGTGTTTAAATTCGAAAATTCTGATAAAAGTCATTACGTTTATTCTAAAGATAACGGACACACTATATTCATCGAAACTTATGAAAAAGGTGGCTCTTTCGTAGGAGCAGGTGGTAATTTACCAGCGCTTTCATGGGTTAAAAGACATATCAAAGAAATGGAAAACGAATAATGAGAGAAGAAATAAACAAACTATTAAACTGTGATTTATCTAGTAATCATATTGCAACTGAAACAGGTGTACAACAGAGCACTATATATCGCTTAAGAACCGGCGAACGTTCTCTTGATAATTTGGGGTTAAAGCAGTGTGAAAAGCTATACAAATACGCTAAAAAGGTTTTGTAATACAAATATAAACATAAAATAGTGAGGTAATATGTATGAATAAAAAACTGGTATAGATCAACTTTTGCGAAAAGAAAATGAAATATTAAATAGGCTATAAACCAACAAAACCACACCACCTATTAATTTAGGAGTGTGGTTATTTTAATATATGAAGCTAAAATAACTACAAATGATACCATTTTTGATACCAAAAAATAATAATCTCAAAATTTCAAGAGAAATAACTTTACTTTAAATCGCATTAAATCAACGTTTCTATAAAAATAAGTCCTTAAAAATTAGTTTTTTCAATCGAAATGGAAGGTAGTATTGGATAGCTTTAAACCGCGTTGTTAAGCCATTCTTAACTGTCGAAAACGGTTATTGATACCATTTTGATACTGAAT